AGTACCTTGTCTATGTATATAGATGGGTTACCCAGAGAATATAAAGTACCTGTTATTGCTCACAACAGGAATCACATTTCGTTGAAGAACCGCAGTCGGTTGTTTTATCAGGTGGCTGGATTGCGTTCTAAGGGGTCTCTGGGGCGCGGTAAGGCGATAACGTACCTGCATGGTACTGAGACATCCAGTTGGGGAGATGAGGAGGGCCTGGCATCTCTCTTGGCTTCTCTTGCGGAGACCAATCCTCAGAGGTTGTATTTATTTGAGAGTACTGCTCGTGGGTTTAATATGTTCCACGATATGTATGTGACGGCTAAGAAGGCTAGAACTCAGAGGGCTATATTTTGTGGGTGGTGGAGAAATGAACTTTATTCTGTAGAAGCAGAGACGGATGTTTATAAGGTTTACTGGGATGGCAAGTTAACTGGGGAAGAGAAGGAATGGGTGAAGGACATCAAGAAGTTATACGGGGTGGAGATCAACAGCAGGCAGATGGCGTGGTGGAGGTGGAAGCTGCACGAGGGGATCAAGGACGATGCGCTGATGTACCAGGAGTTTCCTCCTACGGAAGACTACGCATTCGTGATGACTGGTACGAGCTTCTTCTCAAACTCCCGGTGTACTGACGCTGCCAAGAAGTCTCGTGCGCTTCATCCGGAGTGTTTCCGCTATGCTTTCGGGGCAATGTTCCAAGACACAGATGTTTTGAAGTCCACGGAGAAGTTGGGGACCTTGAAGATCTGGGAACAGCCTATTGACACGGCCTATTACGTCATTGGTGCTGATCCTGCTTATGGATCATCTGATTGGGCAGACCGATTTTCTATCCAAGTGTTTCGCGTCTATGCGAATGGCATGGAGCAGGTGGCGGAGTTTGCGACCAGTGAGATGAATACCTACCAATTTGCGTGGGTTATTGCTCATCTTGCCGGTGCGTACAAGAATTCAACTCTGAACTTGGAAGTCAACGGTCCCGGTCAGGCGGTAATCAACGAGATGCGTAACCTCAAACGTCTTGCTGCCGCCCAAGGTACTGCCGGTCACGGCATCATGGACGTTCTGGGGTCTATGCAGAACTACATCTGGCGTCGTAACGATACGATGTCTGGTCTCTCCAACTCTATTGGCTTCTTGACTACGAGTCAGACCAAGGAACGGATGCTGACCTACATGAAGGATTACTTCGAACGTGGTCTGATGGAAATCAAATCTATGGATTTGCTAGACGAGATGAAGGGCATCGTTCGTGAGGGCGGGTTTATCGGTGCGCCTGGGCGCGGCAAGGATGATAGAGTGATTGCCAGTGCGCTGGCTGCTGTTGCCTATGCCGAGCAGGTTCAACCTCGATTGATTGCGATGAGATTGACGAAAGAAATCTCTCATGCCCAAGAAAACCAAACGCCAGAGCAGATCGCTGCTGGACGTAACGTATCCAATTATCTAAAACGTATCGGGATGTACGGTGGCAACTCCACACACTGAACTCACAATCGTATCTATCTACGGACACACAGATGGAACTGCCGCTATTCCAAGCCTTGTGCAAAGTTTGCGGGAACTCCCAGGCAGTAGGGGTCTCCTCATCTCCATCTCTAGACCCGCAAATCTGCCGGACCACATTGCGTGGAAGCAGACCGCCCCTCTGGACTACTACCAGTACTCAATCTTTTGTATGTACTCGTTGCACCAGTACATCGAGACTGAATATTGCCTCGTGGTTCAAGATGACGGTTGGGTCATCAACGGGCTGAATTTCACGGGTGAGTACTACGAGTATGACTATGTGGGCGCACCTACTCACATGGGCATCGCTGGCAACCAAGCCATGTTCCACTTCTCGTGGGTTCATGTGAAAGACCCCATCGTTGTGCAGAACGGCGGGTTCTCCCTGCGTAGCCGCAAGTTTTTAGAAGCACCTTCCAAGCATGGCATCGTCCACAAGCTGTACGCACAGCAGCCGTTCATCAACGAAGATGTCCAGCTCTCGGGTTTGCTGCGTTCTCAGTTGGAATCTGTCGGCGTGAGGTTCGCCCCACTGAACATTGCCAAACACTTCTCGATTGAGTACATGGGTCCAGGCCTACACGATGATATTGACCTTGAGAGCCTTGTGGGTCACCATGCACCCAGTAGAAAATTGATCGGCCACAAATCTATTGCCTTGCGACACACCGCAGAAGAATGCGATAACGTCTTTGGTGAACTAGACTTCCTCATGTTTTTGCAAGACAAGGGATACAAGTTTGAATACCGTTATTCCTAAACAAGAACTCAAGATCTTGGTTGGGCGATTCCTCAAGGATAAGCAACGCGGTATTTCCATTCAGAAATTTGCTGACCTATGCGGTATCTCCAGAGAATACTTGGCAGACGTTTTCATCTATGAAAACTCACCCATGAGTGAGACCACCCAACGTCGGGTCTCTGCCGCCTACCAGAACTGGCGCGACGGCAACGTCAGAATCATGAGAAGGAAAGACCAGACTCAATACGTTGACTACCGCAAGGTTGCAGAACCTGCTATCTTCTCTCACATGGGGATCACAAAGTCCCCTGACGGATTCAAAATATCTATCGGCCCCCGTAATCGTCACGATTACTCTTATCCTACTTTGGACGAATCATGAGCGTACTTCACGACTATCTTTGCGCATCTCACGGCCTCTTCGAATCTTATGAGGCAGAGTGCCCTATCAAATTCTGTACAGCAGAACTCAACATGGTTTTCCTAAAACCAGTCGCTCTCAAATCAGATAAAACCAAACAGGCTGACCGTAATCTTCGCGGCCTCGCCCAAGACTTCAAGATGTCCGACATCAAGTCCACCCGTGAAGGTGACACACAAGCCGGTTACCATCATCATCAACTCCCTGAAGAGCCAAAAGAGAGAGAACCTCGCCCAGGTGATGCCGCAATCTGGGGTGGCAACTTCCAGAACATCAATATGCAAGCAGCACTTGCCGGACAAGTCGCTCAGTCTGTCCGTGGAGAATCTGTTGGCGTAAACCCGAAAGATACTGGTAATCTCACGGGACCCAAAGCAGCGAGTTACATCTCTGACCATGAGAACTTGGCAATAGCACCATGAGAATTCCGAGCGAACCGGTAGAACGAGAAAACTTCTACCTAGACCTCATCCACAAGTGCAGCGTCTCCATGCCGGAACGCCGCACCGACTACGGAGGTCTTCGCTCGTGGTATCTCTTTGGGAACGGACCGGACGAAGCACCGGCCATGTACAACAAGATCTTTCCCCACATAGATCAGTTGTCATCCTTCCTCTACTCTGCCGAGACCACCCGATTCTCCATAGACTTGGGTGCGGCAGTACCAGATGAAGAGCAGGCCAAGCTCCCAGTCCTCACCCGCGCACTCAACGATGAATGGCTAAACAGCAATGCTGACCAAGTATTCTCGACAGCGGTTTCATGGTCGCTGTGTTACAACAGCACCTTTATTAAACTGGTTTATAGAAACGGTATTCATCCGTATCTCGTGGAACCGGCCAGCATCGGTGTCCTACGAGAGGACACTCCATACACCGACAGACAAGAAGCAATAATTCAGACTTACTACATCACAAAGTCTGAACTTTTCAATCGCCTCTACAGCCACCCGCAGCGGGAAAAGATCGTAGAGCGCGTGTCGTATGTGCAGCACGAGCGCACCGAAGTTGCCAACGGCGTCCAGCGCATTATCATGAGTCAGACGGACCCGACTCTTTACGGGAACGTCAACCTAGATCTCTCCGGCGGAAACCGCTACAAAGCCCAAGTCTCTGAGGAAACCGTCGAGATGACGGAACTTTGGGTCTGGAACGATGAGACCGGAGACTACCAAGTGGTCACCCGCGCAGATCCAGATGTCATCATCTACGATCGTCCTGGCGAAACCGTCTTTTTGAAAGGCGAGCTGCCCTTCATCCAGATCTGCCCCCTGCCGCTCTACGATTACTACTGGGGCCAGTCAGAAGTATCCCGTCTAATCTATCTCCAGCAGATGCGTAACAAGCGCATGACGGAGATTCTGGACATCCTGTCTAAGCAAGTCAGCCCACCTACGGCACTCATCGGGTTCACTGGAATTTTGGATGAAAAGAACTTTGCTCTTAACCGTGCAGGCGGGATCTTGGCAACAGATATGCCAAGCGCCAAGGTTGAGAAGCTGGCCCCGCAAATGCCGCCAGATCTATTCCGTGAGATCGGTGAAATCGACTCTATGTTTGAGGAAGCCTCTGGAATCGTCTCTGTCTTGCAAGGACGGGGGGAATCTGGTGTCCGATCATCCGGTCATGCCAGTCAACTTGCCCGTTTAGGGTCATCTCGTGCCAAAAAACGGGCGCTTGTTATCGAAGATTCGCTAGAAAAGATGGCGACTCTGTATCTCAAGCTCATGCAAGCGTATCCAAACACGCATTACACGGATACTAGGGGCAATCGGTTCATTGCCGAGCAATTGCCTAAGAATTACGCTGTAAAAGTAGATGCACACAGCAATTCACCCATCTTCATGGAAGATTTGCGTCAATTGGCGTTCAATCTGTTCAAAGCACAAGTCATTGACAAAGAATCCTTGCTAGACTTGCTTGAACCACCCATGAAACAACAATTGAAAGACCGTCTCAAGAAGATGGAATCCGCACAAGCCCAGCAAGCAGCTATGCAACCCCCACAGGGACAATAATGGTTACTCAAGGCTACACAAAGACCGGGGATCAACCCCGCGTCACTGCAAAAAGTCTAGATGCAAGACAAACAACTCCATCCTTGACGTACCGTACACAGACGAATAGGATGGGAAGTGCGGGTAATTCCTCCCGCATGACCCGTGACTACACACGAAGGTAATTGCAATGTACAAAGCAATGAAGCGCGGTCGTAAAAGCCGCAGGTAAGTTTTAAAGAGTTTGATGGGTATGGCTGCTTGCCCTTCTCAAGTGGCCCCGCAACCAGGAGATCGTCATGGCACGTCGTGGTCGTAAAGGTCGGAAGTAATCCGAACGTAACAGGTTTTTGAACCGGCCTGCGGGAGGTGGGCGATGAGCCTCCCACTTGACTTAAATTGTAATTAGGTATAAAAGGTCGCACATGAGCGTACCAGCAGATAAATTGATGGAGTTGATGAAAGGCGACCGTAGTGCCAATGCACCGGTTCCAACTACTCCGTCTCCGGAAGCATCGTCTCCTGAGACGCCTCCTATGGCTTCTCCAATGTCCACTCCTGAAAAGCAGATGGGCACTCGTGAAGCGGCAATGATCAATATTTCTATTGCGCTTGATCTTCTTGACCAGTCTCTTCCGGCAGTCGGCGCAGAGTCGGATGAAGGCAAAGCAATCATGGAAGCCTCTCGCAAACTTGGTGGTTTGCTGGGCGGCAAGCGTAATGAAACTGGAGAACTCCAGCAGTCAGAGATTCTGCAAATGTTGCAGACGCTACCTAAAGCCGGTGGCATGACTCCTGAGTCCCGTGCAATTCAGTCAGCCCCGCCTCCGGGAATGACGCCCCCTGGCGCAGGTGCGCCAAAACCCCCTGGACTAGGATAAGCAATGGACCTCTTTAAACCTCGCGGAGCTTCTGCTCCCCGCCGCCCAACTGACGACCGTCAGGAAAACGGCCAGATCGTAAACACACCACGCTTTGCTCGCTTCGGCGGTCTTGACAAGCCATCTGATGTTTCTAAGAACAAGATGGCAGTTCAAAAGCCTGGTGACGGCAAGAAAGTTATCTAAACCACATTGTAACGAGGGTAACAATGTCTCTTGAAAATCTATCAATTGATGCTCGCGACGAACTCGCGGCATTGGCACAGCAACTCGCTGAGAATCCTTCCACTCGCAAAGAATTTTTGCGGATGACCAAGAAGGTTAAGCCCGATCTTCCGATTCCAGAACTGGAAATTGAAGATCACACCAACAATGCGATCTCCGCAGCAGAAGCGCGAGTCCAATCTCTGGAGAACAAACTCCGAGAGCGTGACGCCGTGGAAGAACTGCAAAAACGTCGCAATTCGTTGAAGCAGAAGGGCTTGGCAAGTTCTGACGATGATATCAAGGGCATTGAGAAAATCATGCTTGAGCGCGGTATTACTAATCACGAGACCGCCGCTGAGTATCACGAGTGGATGAAGCAAGCCGCGACACCCACACCTTCTGGGTACAATCCACAAGTTATTCAGAAATTTGATCTGAATAAGTATTGGAAAAACCCAATTACTGCAGCAAGAAACGAAGCGGTCAATGCGTTGCAAGATTTGCGGCGACCGACTCGTCCTATTGGTTTGTAAACCTCACCGGAGATCGTTATGCCTATTGGTGGCGGAATTCTACCGGCAACGGGATCAACTCAGTACACTGAGTTAACTTACGTCACTCGTAGGGCATTCATCCCGAAGCTGGTTGTACAGCTTTATAACTCGACCCCTCTTCTCGCAGCACTGATTGCCAACAGTCAGCAAGCTAGCGGCGGTGTGTCTTCCGTAACAGTGCCCGTCCAGGGCGCTCAGTTTGTAAACGCACAGTGGTCAGACTACAGCGGCTCGTTCGCTCAACCGTCTGTCCAGCAGGGTGCCTACAACGCTGAGTTCAACCTCAAGCTGATGATCACACCAGTCCCGTTCCTCGGGATGGAAGGTGCGGTTCAGCAGGACGCAGCAATTATCCCGCTGATCGAAGCACGGATGAACGATGCGACCAACGTGATGATGGACGCGATGGCAACATCGTTGTACAACAACACCACAAACACCCAGCAGTTTATCGGCCTCCCAGGCGCGATTGACGATGGCACGAACCTAGTGACCTACGGCAACATCAACCGTAACACCTACACTTGGTGGAAGTCGAAGGTCTACAACGCTGGTAACGTCAACCCAACCCGTCAGAACATCCTGCAATACATTTCTGGAACCGTGAAGAACGGCGCAGAAGTGCCTAGCTTTGGTGTTTGCGGATTCGGTACTTGGACTCTGTTGGCTCAAGACTTTGTTGGTCAAGAGCAGTACACCATCACCCCAGGCTCTGCCTTTGATGGTGACAACAACGGGCCACAGGCTGCGTTCCGCGCACTGATGGTTGCTGGTGTGCCGATCTATCCAGATCCGTACTGCCCAGAAGGCGTTGTCTACTTTGTCAACACGAACTACCTGAACCTGTACATCCACGAGCAGGGTTCGTTTGTGTTTACTGGGTTTGAGTCCACTCTGCCTAACTGGCAGATTGGTTACGTCGGCGCAGTGCTGATGATTGCTGAGTTGGTTAGCACTAAACCGAAGTCTATGACTCGGGTTAGTTCTTACAACTCGCTGACTCTGTAAGGAGAGAAACATGGCTCTCGCCCTAAACAAGATCCTGATTGCCGGTGCTAACAGCAACACGGCTGGTGCTTACTTCACCACTCAGACTCTGATCGCTCCCGCCACCGTTGCCGGTAACGTAGTTCCTGCTGGCGTATATCTGATGTTCCCCACACTGAACAGCCAGATCTACGCTAACAACGGAACCGCGTTGGTTTTGCTGACCCCAGCAAACACTGGTGGCGTGCTGATCAGTGACGGTGTGAACGTAGTTGCCAACTCGACCACGACTGCAAACACCATCACCTTCTTGACGGTGAACGGTGGTCTGACTGCAAACTCCACGTTTGCTAGCTAAGGAGTAAACATGGCAAGCGCAGATGCAGTCCGATCAAACCTACCAGACTCTTTTGGTAACTATGCAATAGCAAGAGTTAGCGGAGCGTCTTTGGCAACGGCTGGCAATGCGGTAGTGGCTATCCCGTTCTTTCAAGGCGGTCTCACCAATGGGAACGCACTTGCAACATCGGGTCAGGTAATTATTCGTCGGGTTACGGTACAAAACGCAAATGCTAGTGCATCTTTGGCTAACGTGAATATCACGACAACCAATGATGGCAACACTAGCAATGCGGTTGTAGCAACAGTCTCATTAGCAAATTTGACTGCTGTTAACAGGTTCCAAGACCTAACGGTTGCCAGCCCTTACGCACTGACCACAACAGTCAACGGAGCGAATACTTCGGTATTGTATTTGAACGTCACCAACGCGGCATCGGCCATTGTTGACATTCGCATCTACGGTGACTCGGTATCGTTCTAATGGAAGTCTATGTAACCAACTGTAGCGACACCGATCTGGCTGATCGTCATGCCGGTGTTGACTATAAGTTTAAAAAAGGTGTGCCTACGTCAGTCCCTATCGAGGCTGCTAGGCACATCTTTGGTTACCAAGATGATGACAAGCTCCCATACGCAGTCCGTCTGGGTTTTGCAACCCACTCGTCGGATGTTGAAATCGGACTTGAACGGTTGGCTATGTTCCGCATTGGCCAACATTCAGCGCAGGACCGCATTCCCTCGGCGGTAGGCGTAGTACCCCTACCCGTCAAAAAAGTAGGGGTAGGGGGAAAAGTCTCTTGAGGGTTACAATAGGCAACTATGGCAACCCTAAATTCGTACATCACAGACGTTCGCAGGCTTCTACACGATGCCAATGGGAACTTCTGGTCTAACGATGAGATTACGGATTACATTAATGATGGGCGTGAAAGGGTAGTACGAGACACTGGTTGCCTGCGTACTCTGCAAATCTCGGCCACACCCCTTGCACCAGACGGCACAGCCGCAATTATCTGGTCTGCTGGACTTGTTGTCACCGCCGGACAATACATATTCTCAAATATCTTTATCTACCAAGTCACAGTAAGTGGGACGCTGGGGACTACATCTCCTCCGTATCCAACATCTGGCACTAATTTCCCTCCGTCAACCGCTTTTACTAACGGTACAGCAACGCTGTTGTACGTTCAGAATGCAGAAGTCATCCCATTTTCGTCGTTACCTAATGGTTCGCAGACTCTGGATGTTCTTAACCTGACAATCTACTGGGGAAATTCTAGGATTCCTCTGCGTTATTTGCCTTGGACGAACTTCAACGCCCAGTTACGTTACTGGCAGAACTACGTTGGACGGCCTGTGTGCTTCTCAACGTATGGTCAATCTCAGATTTACATCTCACCTATCCCTGACCAGTCCTATAGCATGGAAGTGGATACGGTTATTTTGCCTTCTCCGCTGGTTTTGACAAATCCTACGGTCAATGACGCCATCAATGATCCGTACACCGTTCCTGTGGCGTTCTACGCGGCCTACAAGGCAAAGTACAAGGAACAAAGCTACGGAGAATCTGAGATTTTCCTCCAGCAGTACAACCGTCAAGTACAGAGCGTGTTGAATTCAGTTTTCACGCGCAGGATTCCGGACCCGTATAGCAGTCCTTACTAACATGGCATCTCAGGAACAGCAAAAAAGATACACTGTCCTGAAAACGTTTGGTGGCATAAACACAAAAGCCAACCGAACGGCCATTAAGGACGATGAATTCTCGTGGTTGGAAAACGCCATGCCTATTGGCGACTCCAACATCAAGATTGTCCCCGCTCAAGAAGCCGTCAGAGACAGCACAGGCAATGTTGTCGTGTTTTCCAACACAACATCTTACCTAACGTCTACAAATATCAATGTATCTGACTACATAGTCAGTTTTGAGATAGACGGTAGAGCGCAAGCGTTCAATCTGACCAGCAATGTGACCAGTAACGTGGCCGTTGCAGGCACATTCAGCAACGCAAACGTTAGTGCTGCCCAGTGGAAGAACGAAAGACTGATTATTGCAGACACAGACAAGGGGTTGTCAAGCTGGAACGGCGCTAACGTAGTCTCTATAGGTTCAGTTGGCCTGATTGCCGTATCAAACCCAGGTTCTGGCTATACAGCTGCGCCAAACGTGGTGATCAGCGCACCAAACGATGCTAACGGGGTGCAAGCAGTAGCTACAGCCAGCATTGTCATCGGATCTGGTGGCATCAGATCTGTTTTTGTGACTTCTGGTGGATCTGGATACACGGCTGTGCCAGATGTAACCATCGGGGCACCCAATATTACGGGTGGAACACAGGCTACAGCAGTCGCAAGTATTAGTGCTGGCGCGGTTGTTTCTATCGCAGTGGTAGACGCAGGGTCTGGATACACTTCTATCCCTACTGTTAGCTTCTCCAGCGGTTCAGCCACAGCCAATGCAGTCATTTCAACTGGTGGCGTAAACAGCGTATCCCTGACAAATGCAGGCAGTGGATATACATCATCTCCCACCATAACTTTTTCAGGTGGTGGAGGATCTGGAGCCAATGCTATAGCCCAGATCGTCACGTTCAAGACAGGCACAGTCAGCGTCCTGCTCAACAACGGTGGTTCTGGTTATACGTCAGCCCCAACGGTGGCGATTGACGGTGCTAATACCACTCCTGCTACTGCTACAGCGATCGTCTTGGGCAATACCGTCTCACAGATTGTGATGACTAATCCTGGCGCTGGGTACACAACTGCCAATGTGACACTCTCTGGTGGTGGGTTCACAACTGCTGCTAATGTCACCGCAGTTGTAAACACAGATCAGGTAGTTTCTGTAGCCACATTCTCTGGAAGAACATGGGTGGCGGCTGGGCGTACCGTCTACTACTCCGCAGCAGATTCCTACAGTGATTTCACCAGCATATCCGCTGGGTTGCTAACAATTTCAGACTCTACGTTGCACGGCAACATTCGTGCGCTGCTCTCAGCCAACAATTTTTTGTACATTTTTGGTGAGACAAGTATTAACGTCTTCTCTGACGTTCGCGTTGACACAAACGGTCAGACTTTATTTACAAATACCAACGTATCGGCAAGCGTAGGAACCAAGCGCATCTACGCCATCTACCCGTTCTTTAGAGCTGTGCTGTTCATGAACGACTATGGGATCTATTCCCTGGTCGGATCTACCACCAGCAAGTTGTCAGACCCTCTTGACGGGATATTCCAACTCATAGACTTTACGCAGCCAATCAGTGGTGGTCAGGTCTTACTGAACAACATACTATGCGCGGCATTCTCCTTCACTTACAACGACCCGGTAGTTGGAGCGAGAAAGGTCCAAGCCGTGTTCTTCGAGAAGAAGTGGTTTCTAACCTCCCAAGGAGCGTTGGACTACATCACTTCCGTCCCTACAGCGGGGGTCATTCGCCTCTATGGGACCGCAGGCTCAAGCCTCTACCGTCTCTATGCTAATTCTACGGCCAACGTAGCAACAATGATTCAGACTGCTCTCATGCCTATGGGTGATCCCATACGCACCAAGCAGGCATTGAAGTTTGGTATCGAAGCCCAGTTGCAAGCATCGTCTACTCTTTTGATCAGCGTAGACAACGAACAAGGTATTGGTTCTACTGGTGCTTACACCATAGACAACTCAGTTGTCTGGTTAAACAACTTTTACCAACCAGTAACTTGGCAAAACAATAGTTTGCAAACGGTTGGATGGCAAACGTCTTACGGGTATGCTCTGTACAAGTCAGATGCCCAGCAGTACGGAAAGTACCTCGGTCTGACTATTAACAGTAACAGTGCTGGTTATACTGTGAATACTTTCGAGTTTGAACACGAATTGAGAGCGAGGTTCTGATGGCTGTTCCATTTGCTTTTGCCAATCTAAGCGGAAACATTGCTCTTTCTAAGCTAGATAGCAACTTCAACACGCCGATCACTATCGGCAATACGTCTGTCCAGCTCGGAGGCACGATCACCACACTCAATAACATGACGCTATCTAACGTCACAATCAGTGGTGGGACAAACAACGTCACGGAAACGCTTGCAAACGTCACAACGCTCAATGCCACCAGCGCGTTCATCACTACCGGCAACATTTCAACTGCCAACGTCGGTAACCTAACGTTGCTCAACGCATTGACTGTGCCAAATGGCGGCACGGGAATGGTTACGTTGCCAGTTAATAGCGTGTTATTGGGGAACGGAACAAGTCCTGTTGCGTCTGTGGCCCCAGGCACGGCAGGTAACGTACTGACAAGTATTGGTGGCGTATGGGTAAGTAATGCCGCAGTCGGAGGAGGCGGGAATGGAGTTACTTCAATATCTTTTGGTTCAACTGGATTGACTCCAAGCACTGCAACAACTGGGGTTGTCTCGGTTGCAGGCACGTTATCAGTTGTAAATGGTGGCACCGGAGCGAACAGTTCAACGGGTAGTGGTTCGGTTGTTTTGTCTACCAGCCCAACGCTTGTTACGCCAATTTTAGGAACCCCAACTTCCGGAAACCTAGTTAATTGCACATTCCCGACTCTTAATCAAAACACAACTGGTAATGCCGCAAATTTGTCAGCCACGCTTGTAGTAGGTAGAGGAGGAACTGGATTAACTTCACCAGGAACAACCGGAAACGTATTGACCAGCGACGGAACAGTATGGACAAGTAGTGCTCCATCTGTCCCTTCGTCTGGCGGCGTTGGAACCTTGATTTTTGCTCTCTACCCTTCAGCCTCTGGCCCTGTACTATTTGGATCTACTGTTAGCGGTGGAAGTTTGGCTTACAGCAACGCTTACGGTACTAATTCAGGCGCTGGGCCAGGAGCTGGAACTTGGAAATGTTTAGGATATGCCACTACTCCGGCTACTGATGATGCTCAAGCAACAACTCTTTGGATTAGGACAATATAATGCTTGACAATTACACGGTTTCAAATCCTGTTTGGGCCAATCAGGAACACACAATTGTTAATTGCACTCTGACTGAAAAAACCACGGGTCAGCAATTTGAGTTTTCTGCAAATCCTTTAGACCCAGAACCATATGGGCGTCAAATATACGAGGACTGTGTTAACGGTGTTTATGGCCCAATAGCACCTTATCAGCCGAAATGAAACAATTAAAGGTCAAATAATGGGAATTCAAGCCTTTACCCCTATGGGGAACACGATAACCTTCACGGCTACCGCTAGTTCTCCCACAACTTCCGTGCAAGCTGCGTCTACCACTCTTGGTGGTAACCAGTACCGCATCATCAACAGCGGTAACGTGACGGTGTTTATGGGGTACGGGCAGTCTAATGCCAGTGCCGTAGCCAACGCAGTAATCGTCACCAGCACTCAGTCATCTATCCCGTTACTGTCAGGTACAGACGAGATCTTGACGTTCACGCCTAACGCTTACTTTGCTGGTATAACTAGCACTGGTAATGCTGTGATATACATCACACCAGGAGATGGGGTCTAACATGGTTCTAAAGACTGTTTCTACTCTTGGTGGTGGTGCTGGTGGTGGTGGTAGTGGTACTCCTGGGGGCGCTAACACTCAAGTTCAGTTTAATAGTTCTGGATCTTTTGGTGGCTCTGCCAACCTTACTTGGGACGGTGCCAACGTACAGGTAGGGTCTAGCGGCCTAGTCAAGTTCTCTAACGGTGTTAGCAATTACGTTGCTTTCAAAGCACCGACCGTCATTTCTGCCAATGTTGCCTGGACACTTCCAAGCACGGACGGGACTGCTAATCAGACGTTGATCACTAACGGGTCTGGTGTGCTCTCCTGGGCAACGCCAACGCTGACACCAACCGCGCCAACAAACAACACGGTGCCAGTAGTTTCTGGCACGGCGACTGTTGGCCAAACGCTATCAAGCACGACAGGAACGTGGTCCGGTTACCCAACACCAACTTACGCCTACCAATGGGTCCGTGGGGCGTCAACCAACATTAGCGGGGCTACATCGTCAACGTATCAATTGGTTGATGCTGACTACAACACAACGGTCAAATGTACCGTCACTGCTACCAACTCAGCAGGTAGCGCGAGCGCTACGTCGGCTGCAACCGCGACTATTGCAGCCGGAGTTCCGGGCGCTCCAACAATTGGCACGGCTACGCCCGGAAACACACAGGCGACCGTTCCATTTACTGCGCCTGCTATTACTGGCGGGGTGGCTATTACCAGCTACACGGCAACGTCTAGTCCCGGAGGATTCACTGCTAGCGGTTCAGCGTCACCTCTGACTGTAACGGGACTTACTAACGGCACTTCTTATACGTTCACCGTAACAGCGACTAACAGCGTAGGAACCGGGTCTGCAAGCGCGGCCAGCAATGCAGTAATTCCGTCAACATTCCCGACTTCTGTTGAATATTTAGTTGTCGCAGGTGGTGGCTCTGGCTCTGGTAACGGCGGTGGTGGTGGCGGTGGTGGCGGTTTATTAACTAACGCTGCGTACACAGTATCAGGGTCAACTTCTTACACAGTAACTGTTGGTGGTGGTGGGCCTTATTCATCGTTTCAAGGATCATCCGGATCTCCTTCTGTTTTTGGAACGGGGACAGTTACTAATTCTGCTGCAACAAGCGGAACTATTACTTCGGTTGGCGGGGGCGCTGGTGGATCTGCTAGTAATGGGTCATCGGGTGGTAGCGGCGGTGGCGGTGGAAGATTAGGTGGATTAGGCCAATCAGGAACAACCGGACAAGGTAATTCTGGCGGCAACGGAGTGGCAGGAAGTATTGGAGCGTCTGGCGGTGGCGGTGGCGCTGGCGGGCCTGGTGCAGTTGGAACTGGGTCGGGTACTACCGGAGGAGCAGGTGGACTTGCTTTTTCTTCATCAATAACCGGAACCCCTACGTCATATGCAGGTGGCGGCGGTGGCGGCGGTGGAGACACTGCAGGCGGCGGATCAGGTATATCTGGAGTTAGTGGCAATGGTGGTGGTGGCAGTGGGACTGCTGGAACCGCAAATCGCGGCGGCGGAGGAGGGGGGGCAAACAATTCAACACCTCCGTATAATGGGGCTGCAGGGGGTTCTGGTGTTGTTGTTATTGCTTACCCGGACAGTTACACAGCAATCTCTTCAATCAGCGGCGGGTTGACTTATTCTGTCAGTACGTCTAGCAGGTCCGGCTATCGCGTTTACACGTTTACTGCCGGAACCGGAACCATTTCTTGGTGACAAACATGGCGCACTACGCATTCATTGATTCAAATAACGTCGTTACCCACGTTATTGTCGGCAGAAACGAAGGCGACCAAGGCGTTGATTGGGAGCAGTGGTACGGCTACACGACAGGAAATATTTGCAAACGTACAAGTTACAACACCGTTGGTGGAGTACATACAAGTGGTGGGATTCCGTTTCGCAAAAATTATGCGGGAATTGGCTACACCTACGACTCGACACGAGATGCGTTTATCCCTCCGCAGCCGTTCCCGTCCTGGGTTCTAAACGAAGAAACTTGTCTTTGGAACCCACCAATATCTATGCCTACTGATGGTCAGTTTTACAATTGGGACGAGGCCACTACTTCATGGGTGGTAAATGAGTGAAACTACCGAGACCAAACTAGCCGTGCATGAAGCAATTTGTGCCGAGAGATACAAGCAAATCTCTGATACGTTGGCTTCCGGCGACAAGAGAATGACCAAGATTGAGTATCTCCTCTACGCAGTGATTGCAGCGGTGTTGTTTGGTCCAGGTGTTGCAGCAGAGTTTGTAAAGAAGTTGTTTGGCATATGAATATGGATGACTTGTCTTACGTCGAGTTTGGAGACGTAGACGGTCTAGGGGTGATGCTGTTTGAGAACGGTGTGCAGCACAAGTTATTCTACGAGCAGTTGGCTGACAAAGGAATATTGATACCTCAGTATCCTTTGATAGACGCAGATCCGGATAACCTAGATGACTGGTTGTTTGTACACAACCAAGAGCATGAAAGACTGGCAAGTCAACTGAACCTAGACAATCCTTTTCAGTTGATCAACGCAGACTGGCAAGTAGAAGATGACTTCTATGATTGGATAGGGGTACATTTGAGCATCCATGAACAGATTGTCAAAGTGTTAGGACTGTAATGGACCCGCAACTGGAACAAGCACTAATTGCTACACAAGAGTTTATGCAGCAATACGGCATAGATGCTCGAACTATGGCTTCTATTGGTCAGATGGCCGAGCAGGCTATCCAAGACCCTAGTTTGTACGCAATGCTCAGAGAACAGTTAATAGGTGCTGGAATTCTTGATGAAGAAGATTTGCCTGAACAAACTAATTACATGGCTTTAGCGGCTTTAGTGGCTATGGGCGCCTTGGCAGGAGGTATGTAATGGGTTTTCGTTGGAAAAAAGTTCTTAGGTTTGTTGCTCCTATTATTGCTATTGCTGCTCCTGGTATTGGGACAAGTATTGGATATGCAATTCTTGGGGTGGGTGATGTTATTGCTGGTGCGGCATTAGCAGGAAACATTGCTGCTGCAACGGGGGTTTCTACGATAACTGCTGCGTCTGTTGTTGCAGCCACAGGTGCGGCAACAATTTCTGCTGGTGTGACCGCCGCTCAAGGTGGAGACGGCGCGGACATTATTAGAGCCGCAGCTACAGCAAGCTCGGCAAGTATTACTAACGTTGCGGCGGGGGGTGGAATTGGCGGAGCGAGCGCTGGATCTGCTGTTGGAACTGCTATAGCAGGTGGAAATTTAGAAAATGTCGCTACCAACGTAGTCGCTGCTGCTACTGGGGCTGCTGTTACTCAACAACTAGGACCAGGCGCGGGTGCAATTGCTACCGATTTGGTGAAGACAGGCGGAGTGTCTGACCGAACATTGATAACCGCAGCACTTGCTGAAGGTAGAGTAGAAGGAACTCCGCAGTCTGGTGCGTCTAAAATTGAAAGTCTTTACGATCGTCTGACCGCTCCTGCTGCAAAAGAAGGGTCTCAACCAATCACTATTGGTAATGCAACATATCAAGAATTGCAAGATGGGAGCGCAAAAGTAACAAGAGGGTCAAATGTAACAATCATGAGTCCGGACAGTTTTGCAGATGTCAAAGAGCAGTATTTGCAAGACATGGTGACCACTCCTGTTACCGATCCTTCAACAACTCTTCCTCCTGTTAATGTTACTGCTGGGAACGAAGTTGGCTTATCCCCTACGGTTACAGACACAGACGTAGTCAATCAAATTGTTGCGGAACAACCATCAACGGCATTAGACCCAGTCACAATTCAAGGAAAAAGAGAAGCAAACGTATCACCAGTTGTTACAGGGTTAGATCCAGTCACTGTTACCGCACAGACTGACGTTCCTTCTGAACCTACTCCTGAACCAGAAAAAAAAGAAGAAGAACCTAAAAAAGAAAAAGAACCTGAAGAAAAACCTAAAGAACAACCTAAAAGTCTATACCCAACTGTCACCAGCGTTCCACCTCCCAAGAGACCAGGAAGACAACCTATAATCACGGGTGAAAGTCCCGCTAGGTTGCTCGCAGACGCTCTGGCGGCGTACCGGCCATCTGGTGCTATAGAGGGCGGAGAGTCTGGCAAAGAAAGGCAAAATGTCTGGAATGAAAAATCACTGCGTCTCAAAGACGCTCTGGGGTTGTAAATGAGTGAACTACGCAAGATGACCCGTATGGGTGGAGATCTCCGCAAGATTGCCCGTCTGTTGCAAGACAAGGGCAGGAACGGGGATACGATCCTGGCGCACATCAACCCCCGTGAGGCTGCACTCCTGCGTGAGCAAGGAGGGTCTGGGACCGTCAACCCAGAAACAGGATTGCCAGAGTTCTACACTGATGATTACGGGAACCCTATTCCTGAAACTGGTTACGAAAACGTGCCAGAAGGATTGTTTGAGGGAGCGGCTTACATTCCAGACAGCACAGGGTATGAGTCTGTTTCTCAAATGCCGTTTGAATGGCCACGGTCTGTATTGCCAGCAACTGGTTATGATGCTCTACGCGGCCCTATTGGTCCCGAACTTGATATTACCGCTCCTGCTACACGTTCATTTGCCGCTCAACCTCAGCAACAAACATTTGAAGCAAATTACTTCCCTGAGTCAACATTCCAAGACATGGCTGGTTTTAGACCAGCGTTTGCTGACAACGCGCCAACGTCTCTCGGACTTGCTCAAGGAATATACGGTCAAGACACAACTCCTTTTTCAACTCCTACTTCACTTGGCCTGACACGCGGTGCATATGGTCAAGACGCAACTGGTCTTTTAGAAAAAGGCGGTCTACCAGAAAAAGGGTTCTTGGATTCCCTCACTGGTGGTGACAAATTACGTTTGGGACTAGGTGCACTAGGTGGTCTACAGACTGCACTGACAGCTCGCAAAGCTCGTCAGGGTTCTCAAGATGCTGCAAGGCGTATATCTGAAATTGGCAGGCCGTATCAACAGCAAGGTCTGGCTCAACAGTCTGCCGCTTCTCGCGGTGAGTTGACCCCAGTTAACCAGCAGGCTCTGGACGCTATGAGAGCCAGGGCTTCTCAAGCCGGTGTTGCTCGTGGTGGAGTAGGTGTGGCACAACAGCAGAGGGCAGAGGAAGACCTGCGTCAGAGGCTGTTGGCAGCGCAGCAGGACTTTGGGTTAAAGTTGTCTGGTATTGGCGATCAATACACGGCCAAGGCCATCACAGAGGGTATCCGTGCTGATGCGGAGATTGCTTCTTTGTACGGTCAGTATTTTGGTAACTTGACTCGATTAGCTGCTCCTAGCGTAATCCAAGCAAATCAACCTGTTGGAAAGTAACCATGGCAACCACTTTTGACGCGGTAAACAATCCATTAAGTCCGCTGGGTCTTACTTCTTTAATAAGTGGTTCTTCAAAAGAAAATCCTGCAAATACAGGAAATCGTCTTGAAGACGAAGCCTCCGATCTCGGGAAAAGAGAAGAAAGATTTTTAAGTTCTAACATTGATTTAACTCGCGAGCTTGGCGATTTGATGATTAGAGATGCAGAAGGGAAAAACCTTCTTGCAATAAGAGAAAAAGAATTACAATCGGAACACGACAGAGAAAGAAAACGTATCCGAGACAAATTGGGAGAGGAATACTACAACTCTCCTGATATGCAAGAATTTAAAAAATTTGCTGATGAGTCGGCAGATAAAATGATGTTTGTTCCAAGTGAAACAACAATTCCTTTGTTGGGTGTTGTATTTGCAACCATTGGCGCAACTGGACTCTTGCTAGGTGGATTAAGTAAAAACAATGCCAAAGCAGCGTTGTCGGCAATGAACGGCATGGCAGAAGGTTTTGGCAAAGGAAAAGAAGATCTGTATAAACAAGAACGTCAGACATTTGACGCCAACGTCAAGGCTATGACCCAACGAATGGGAATTTTAAAAGCAAAACTTGATGTTGCTAGAGAAAAAATGAAGTACGACGCTGAATCAGCCGATCTTGAAGCTAATGCAGCTTTTGCAGAGGCCGGTGCTGATTTTTTGAAAGCTAACAAAGACAAGTTTGGTTTGCAAGACAGCATCACTAAACTTGAAACGCAGATCAAACAGAATGATACCTGGGCTAGGTTGATGGCGACCAAGAGAGAGTCTGCTATGAAACAACTAGAATCTCAAAAATTTAGATCTCACGAATCTGAATTGACAAGAAGCTCAAACATAGCAATTCAGAGAATGCTGGAACTTGGCAGAGACGAAAGAGCAGAAGAAAGCCGTCAGGCTGCAGCAGAAAGGCAAGCAGAAAATATTAAAGCCGCGAAAGAGAGAGATGAAAAAAACCGTCAGGATGCAAAAGAAAGAGCGGCAGCAGATAGAAACATGAGAGCATACATTGCTCAATTGGGTCAGCAAAAAGTCCAACCAATTGGAATGGCAGACGGTCAATTATTAGTAATGGATGGCCGTGGAAACATTAGTTCTAAACTATTACCAAAAGGCGCCCAATTAGCTGGCAAACTAGCCGAGAAAGGCGGCACATCTTTGAAGCCAGGAGTTAAGTTACAAGAAGGGTATGTGGCTCAGAATATTTTTTTATCAGATATAACAGAAATGAAAAATCAGTTGCAAGATCCTGACCTACAAAAACTCATTAAAAACTACAGGCCAGAAGCATTTTTCTCTGAAAAGTCAGAGTATTTAGATCAACTGTTGTCTACAAATCTTCCTCCAAAACTGAATAAATTTTTGACAACAGTTAAAGATTTTAGGAATAACTATTATCTTGACAAGTCTGGTAAAGCAGTTACCGCGGGTGAAGCGTTGCGCAGCTACGGTGTTGTTCCTCAACCTGGAGACACCGCAGAAAGAATGACACAAAAATTTGATGGATTAGAAAAAAGAGTAAAAAATCAAATTGCAATCAATCAACAATTGTATGGATTCCCAGAGTTAAAAATCCCCTCTGGAACATCGACTGGCCTTGTTCCAAATCAAAGTTACGGGATCTCGGCACAAGAATCTTCTGGCCCAAAAGAAGGTGATGAAGCTCCATCTAAAAGTGGTAAGCCTATGGTATTCAAGAATGGTTCATGGGAGTACAAGCAATAATGGCTACCGTACCTAAAGAAGACATACCAAGCAATCTTGTACCGGCATCTGATTTGCCACAAAACTTTCGAACACCAGAGCCAAAAGACGAAGATAGTTTTGGAACTCGTGCTAGAAAAGTTGCAACAGAAGCACTTGTTGGTGGTGGAGCCGGTTACTTTGCTCCAGAAATAATGACTGGATTGGGTGCTGCTGCGTCTGCTTTCCCTGCTACCGCTCCTGCTGGGCGAGCGTTGTTTGAGATTGGCAGAGCAACTCGTGGCGCCAGATTGGGAAGCGCAACTGCTGGTGCGTTTGGTGGTGCAGCATCAGAAGTTGTTGGTCAAGGAACAAAAGCAGCAGGATATAGCGAGCCAGTAGAGCAGGCAGCAAGGTTTGTTAGTGGACTTGCTGGGCCATCTATCATTGCAGAACCAGCAAGATTGTTGACCAACCGTTTTGGTTATGGTTTGGCTAGTTTGATAAATAGAGGTACTGGTCTTCCAATTGGTACTGGATTGAGGACAATTGGACAAATTGCATCAGAGAAAGGAGTCAAAGAACTTAATCTCACTGCACAACAGCAGCAGTTTATCAATGATAAGTTGACTGCCATCCGTGGTGGTGCTGAGTCTTTCCAGCCAGCCAAGGATGTGTTTGCCATGTTCCGCCAGGGCGCAAACAGCATCTTGCGTCAAGCAGAGACACAATCAGCAGACCTAGAGCGCCAAGCAAACGATTTGATCGCACAGGCGCAGTCCCAAGCTGGACCGGCATCAGCAGAGACAGCATCAAGAATTAGCAGGCTACAAAGCCAACTCAATGCTTCGGCTGACAAGATGAGGGCTGGTGCAGAAACAGAAGCTAACAAACTACGAGATCAGGCTAAGAAATTAGCTCAAGCAGTTCGAGACAAAGCAGATACTCAAGCACCAGAACTGCGCTCAAGAGCAGAGCAAGAAGCTAACTCTATCTTGGCTACAGCAGATCAGGAGGCCAATAATATTATCAACGAGGCCCAGCGTCGCGTCACTAAAACGGAAGGCGTCAGAGACAGACTTGGCCCGAAAATGCAAAAAAGAATTGCAGCGGTTGAACAAAAAACTGGTGAGTTAGGTGAAAAGCGAAAGCCATCTGAATTGGGTGGTTCTATCCGTCAGTTCTTTGAAGGTGAGTTCAACAGGCTCAAAGGAGTGAGAGAGGGTAACGTACAGACACTCAAAACAGCAGCATTTGATGAAGCTGCCGCAAAAGAAAGGTCTGGAAAAAGATACCAAGAAACCAAGGCATATAAAGAAGCAATTTCGTTAATTGACAACAAAGTCAGAAACGCAGAAACCGGATTGCTCAATGTTGGTCCTGATGAACTCAAAGGTCTAACTGCAATCAGAGATGTAATCAGGCGCGGCGTTGGTAAGCAAGGTGTAGATGAAGCAGGTAACCCAACTGTTACCTACACTCCCCTGAGTTTCCAAGCACTGGAGAACATGAGACGCCAGTTGCGTGACCGTGCGTTTGGGCTCCCAGCAGAAGGTTACGATGCCATAGCACAGCAACGCGCTGGTGATCTTGCTGACTCTATTGAGAAGATTCAGAGAGAATTTTCTCCTGGGTTTGGCAAATACCTCGAGCAGTACAAGGCTGACTCTCAGCCACTAAATGATTTTAAGAGCAAACTTGGTCAGGCAATTCTTGGTAAGTCTGAGTCAGATTTTGGGAAGTATTCTACGGATGAGTTTGCGCTGGCAGACAAAGCGTTCTACAGCGCAGGAAGTGTAGACCAGCTCACGAAGGTTGCCGGTCCTAAAGCAGCAGAACAATTGGCAAGATCGTTCATTGCTAACCGGATCAAAGGTGGAAGTGCTAAAGAAATCTTGTCTGTGATTCAAGACAGGAACATCTCTGACTGGATTGGCAAATTTCCTGCGCTTGAACAGGAACTCAATAATCTTGCACAACAAGCAGGAATTGTTGAGCGTGTTGGAACGAAACGAGGAAAACTGGCAGCAGCCTTGCGTACTCAAATTAGCAATTTGCCTACTCAAGAGGGAACAAAGGCAAGAACCTTGGAACGAGAGGCAGAAAGAAAGGCCGGTAGTATTACCCGTAAAGCGGAGACTGCTGCTTCCAAGTTGGAACGTCAAGCAGAAAATTTGCCGCCTAAGATTGAAGAGCGTGGTGAGCGCGCAGCAGAGCGAGTGATGGGACGAACAGAGGCTGACATTACCGCTGGTGCTGGGCAAGTCAGCAAAGAAGCCTCAAGACTTAAAACAGAAGCCGCCGATGTGCAGGCCGCTCTTGAGGAAGAAGCTAAAAAGCGTGCAAAGCCATTGACTGAACAAGCGGGTGAAATCACAAAAGAAGCCAAGAAAAAAGCAGATCTTATCCTTGGGAAGACCGTTGAACCCAAGCGTGTGGCTGACTTCTTATTGCGTGGCGATCGTGACGAATGGTCAACAATTGCTCCTATCATCGCTGGAACTCCTGGTGGTAAAGAAAAACTTGCCAGTGCTGTTGGTCAAGTCATAGCAGACAGGGCCAACCAAAGCCTCAAGGGTGCTATTGCAGACATGAAATTAATGGCAGACAACCTTGTGTCAAGCAACTTAATGTCTAAGGCAGAAGCAGACAAATTGATTGGCAAACTTGAAGAAGTGTTTGTTATGCCCATAGATGAAGCAACGAGAACAACATTTACTGATCGTTTGATTAGAAACGCTATTATTACTGTTTATCCAATGGCAGAAAGTGCTGGTGAAAAAGTAGGAGAAGCCACGAGATGAGTAAGAAGCGTGGCATCAGCACAGATCTGGAGAAGGCGATCGCAGATATGCTGCGCGTGACCATCTCAGACCCGGAAGCCAGTTTGGATGCTAAGATGAAGGTTATCGACCGTGCGCTCAAGTTGGAAGCCCTACGCCTGAAAGACGAGGGTTCTGACTGGGGTACGGGTTTTATGAACGATGACGATGAGTAATCTATATGGAAGCTATCCAACTGATCAAACTAGCCTTGACCGTGGTGACGGACAGGCTTATTACCATCCTAGCCCTGCTGACCTCGTTTGGTTTAGGATGCTGGACAATGTGGGAGCCAACGTGGGAGCGAGTGGCAACACTCGGTATCTATGTGGCCTTCTGTTACCTTACGATCACTGTCAAGGAGTATCGAAATGAAGAGCCGACCCCAGCAACGGGACCATAATCTAAACCAGCAGGTTGCCAGTCCTTTCCGGCCCCAACTGCCACAGGAAGGCAGTCCTCACATGGTACGGTGGGAGCCAGGACAACTGCCTAAGGGTGGTTTCCGGTCGATCATTCCTTTCTGCGAAGGCGCGTACGATACCAAGCAGAGTCCGACTAGCGGTGCAGGCAAGAGGATCTACTGATGGCCTACAACCAAGCCTTCTACCCTATGGGGAAGACGTTTGTTCTGGCTGGGAACGTCAACATCCAGAGTGCAAACATCTCTGCTGACAGTCCTTGCAGTCAGTATCTATTTGTCAGTCATGAGCCATCAACTACACCTCCGGTGTATGTCAGGATCTCGGCTACATCTGGCGCTAATGCTGCTGTGCCAACGTCTGGCACTCCGGGGTATGGGGTACCTATCAGGCCGCAAGAATCAATTGTTTTGAGTGGACCTCAGTCTTCTACCAGCGCGAATGTGTTTATATCTTTCATTACTTCGACTGGATCTCACACGATCACAGTCACTCCTGGAGAAGGGATATGAAATACTTGATTGAACGATTTCGTGAGCCTAGCTCTTGGGCAGGCATTGCAGTCTTGATCAACGTCTTGACTCCATTTGTTGGAATCCCTCCCGGATTGGGAGACGCTCTGGTTCAGTTAGGAACCGCAGCGGCTGCTTTCGGAGCAGTGTTTCTGAGAGAAGGTGAGTGAGTCTTGTTAATGAGCAGGCAGAGTTCCTCAAGGACGTTGCCAAACTTATCAACAAGTGTTTTGAGTTAGGATTCGTTGTGACCGGGGGTGAGCTGTGGCGCACTTCCGAGCAACAGGAGATCTATCTCAAGAAAGGATTGAGTAAGACCTCCAACTCCATGCACTTAAAAAGGTGCGCTATTGACTTGAACTTCTTCAGGGATGGAGTGCTGGTAGGCAAGAGGGAGCCATTGGTTCCTATTGGTGAGTATTGGCAGAGTCTCAATCCCAAGAATCGTTGGGGTGGCAATTTCACCAGCATTGTTGACTGCCCTCATTTTGAGAGGAATGTTGGCTAGGCGGTTTGCAAATCTGAATTATTAAAACGAAAACAATCAGAAGTAGATCTTCTGTAACAATTGTGTGCTATTTGACGGGTTCCGTACTACGGGACTGAATCATGGCAAAAAAGCCAATCATCTCTGACCAAGAGTTTCTTGAGTTATGGGAGCAGCACAACAGTGCCATAAAGGTTGCAAGAATAGTAGGCATCTCTGAACGACACGCTCACACCAAAAGGCGACAAATCGAAGGAAGGCTGAAGGTAGAACTCACCAGCAATGGATTGCAGCCACACGTCCAGAAAGCAAGGCACTATGCCGGTCTTACAGACGGGATAGCCCTAGTCTTCTCAGACGCACACTTCTGGCCTGGGATCAGAACGACTGCTTTCAAGGGCTTGCTATGGGCGATAAGCACCCTTAAACCGCACGTTGTAGTTGCCAACGGCGATATCTTTGATGGTGCAGCTATATCTAGATTTCCACGCATAGGGTGGACGCATAGGCCAAACGTGAAGCAGGAGTTAGATGCATGCCAAGAGGCTATGAGGGAGATCGAAGAGGCTTGTAACAAGGCAAGACACCATACTCAACTGGTGTGGCCGATAGGGAACCACGATAGCCGTTTTGAGACCCGTTTAGCCCAGTCTGCACCAGAGTTTGAGAACGTGCAGGGTACATCTCTCAAAGATCATTTCCCGAAATGGCATCCATGCTGGAGTTGTTGGCTGTCGGACGAGGTTGTCATTAAGCATAGGTATAAAAGTGGAGTTCATGCAACACACAACAATACCGTTGGGTCAGGCACGAGCATCGTAACTGGGCACCTGCACAGTCTTAAATGCACGCCCTACGGAGATTACCGGGGAACCCGTTGGGGGGTCGATACCGGAACATTGGCAGAGATAGATGGTCCCCAGTTCTTGGATTATTTGGAAGACAGTCCAGTCAACTGGCGGTCTGGCTTTGCTGTCCTGACCATGAAAGACAACAAATTGTTGTGGCCTGAGTTGGTCAGCAAACATTCCGAGGGTATCATTGACTTTCGAGGGGCGCTCATTGATGTGAGTACGCTGTGAAGAAGTTTCCAAATTTAAGTGTTGGCAGGGGTGAGAAGTTGCCTGCCAGCAGAGGTGCTGGACTGACTGCCAAGGGTAGAGCTAAGGCTCGTGCTGCGGGATCTAACCTACAAGCCCCTACCAAGTCAGGACCGCGCCACAAAAGTTTCTGTGCAAGAAGTGCCGGGTGGACCGGCGAAAGAGGAAAAGCCGCAAGGAGGCGCTGGGGATGTCGTTAGCAACTATTCATCGTCAGAAAACAGGTAAAGTTTCTGACAAGTGGTCATCGTATCTAGACTTTTATGACGACAGATTTTTCTACTTGCAAGACAGTCAGGTCAGCATTTTAGAGATAGGCGTCCAGAACGGTGGCTCACTAGAAACGTGGGCGAAGTACTTTTGGAATGCCGAGAAGATCGTCGGGATTGACGTAGACCCCAAATGCGCTGACCTCAAGTTTGAGGATAAGCGTATTGAAGTCATCGTTGGTGATTCCAAGACAACTCACATTGATAGCACATTTGATATCATCATTGACGACGGATCTCATCAGTCAGACGATATGATTGAGAACTGGAACGTCTGGTGGCCTAAACTCAACAACGGCGGTTTGTACGTTGTAGAGGACTTCCACACAATGTGGATGCCTGGGTATGGGAATAACGCTATACGCTTCTTCTCTGGCTTTATAGCGGCTGTCAACGCACAGACCAAGACTAACCATCAAGTCAGGCGTTTAGAGTTTACGAACTCGATAGTGATGCTAGAGAAGGGAGAGCCGGTTCTTGGTGATCGACTGATCACTGGTAGTGTTGCTTATGTAAACCCAGACGTTATAGGTATCAGAGATGGCAAATAAAGGTCTGTACTACAACATCAACCGGCGTAGAAAACTTGGACTTCCTGCGAAAAGGCCGGGGCAGAAGGGTTACCCAACTGCCTCAGCCTTCCGTAGATCTGCCAGAACGGCTAAGAAATAAGGATCAGACAGTTTGTTCGTCGATCTCTTCTGCTTCTTCCTCTACCTCTTCGCCGTCCTCTTCGTCGTCATCTTGCTCATGCACTTGGAACAGCGCGTCCATAGTGGAGGAGAAGAGGCTTCCCAAAGTGAACTCGTTGATGTTAGAGGCTTTGGCAACCAAGAACGAGACTGAGAATAGTGCGTGCAGCGCATCAACAGGCTCTGAATCATTGATTGCGTCAAGTATCTGATCTTTCATAACAAACTCCGTTAAGGTGCGGGGATTAGGGAACCTTCGAAAAGGTAGCTGCCGTAGTGCCCAAGTCGTACCCAGGGTGCGGCATAGATGTTATACCCCTGCTTTCTTGCAATTGTGCAAAACGCGAAGTCCTCTGAGAGCAGTCTTGAATTCTCGACCATCACGGGGAAATACTCGTGCATCAGGTCTGGCTTGAACGTGCCTGCCGTATCCAACACGTCGTTGTGGTAGGTGGCTACGAATGGCTTCAGTCCAATGAATACGTCACGCTTGATGAGCATGAATCCAGTCCCACCGTTGACGATCTCCAGCGGCTCATTCTGCGGGACTGTGACCTCACCTTCTTGGCCTACTAGGTTTACCACCATCGCACCCGTGTGGTTCTTGAGCTGATCAACCGGAACACCAGCAGCGGCTGATAGTGCTACCTGCTGCCAGTTGATCTCCTTCTTGGGGTAGAGACCGCAGATAATGTCCTTGTCTGCTGCAACCATTGTCAGGATGTCTCTGGCATCAAACCGGATGTCAGCGTCGATGAACATCAGGTGAGTGCAGTCTGTCTTCAAGAACTGGTGTGCAAGACCGTTCCTGGCACGCTGGATCAATGACTCGTTGAACATGAAAGAGCAGGAGACTTCTACCTCTGACTGCTTGGCAATGCTCACCAGTGAAAGCATTGATTGCAGGTAGAAGCCGGTACACATCCCACCGTACATGGGAGTAGCTACAAATAAACTTGTCACGATATATCCTCGATTCTCATTACATATTTACCAGCGGAGTTCTTCCGCCACCCGTGTACTTCTATCCTGATCCCTGCTTCTCTGACCGTCCCTACCGTCTCAGATGCAGTGATCTTCTTGATGCGGTCTGACACTCCAGATGCTGTGACCTGGACTGCCAGAACCTCGTTCTTGCGGATAGCCAAGATGTCGCACCAACCCCAGAGATCCTGCCGTATCCGAGCGTGAGGATTCCACTTCTCGACTATGGCGCAGAGATAGCCTTGCTCACGCAGGTACTCTAAAGACCTCTGGGTGGGAGTCATCAGAAAGGCACGTCACTATCGTCATCAACCGGCTTCTTGAATGTCCCACCATAAGGTTTGTAGGAAGCAGGCACTTCCTTGGGGGCATTATCTGCAACCTCTTTGTCCTTGAAGTAGGTATTTTCTTTAACGGTGAAGTACTCTTTCCCGTTCCTAGCCATAGACTTCCAGATCGATAACTTCAGGGTTTGACCTTCGGTATACGATCTGGTTAGAACTAAATCACCATCCCAGTCTGGTTGATTAGGGTTCTTCTTTTGGGAGGGATCTTTGTAGAAAAGAGTTGCCTTGCCTGGGGTCACTGGATATTCGTTTTTGCCGTAGCTCATGAAAACCTCTGATGTTGATCTGACCTATACGATAGAATCCGCTTACAGTTCCTCCGATATCTCCGGGTCTGGCCCCTCCCTGATTGCGTTTGGGAGGTTCGATCCCTCCCCGATAAGAGCAGCCTTTAGCTGGATCTTGGCGAGAGCAGGCAGTGCTTCTATCTGCTTGTTGTTGGCCGTGAGAAGACTGGTGATCTTCTGCTTCTTCTCTTCTTCGGTGAACTTGGTGCTGTTGGTTATCTTCGCAACCATAGACCTAATGCCTTCCATGTACTCGGTGAAATCCGGGTAGCCTTTGTAGACACTTCCGTCTGCGAGAAAGAGTGAGAACGGATGGTCTACCTTCTCCTCCTCTACAACGACCGCTGCGCCCATATCACGAGCCGGTTGGTGTGTAGGTATGTCCTGCACTTCTTCAGGCGTGTAGACGCCCAGCACAACGCCTGGGAAGACCGTCCTGATACCTTCCGATACCACCCTTGCTCTCAGCATCGCACGAGGATAGTTCTTCCAGTTGTCCTTACCGGTCAGTCCCGCCTTCCTGGCCTGCTCAAACGTCCAGGTGATGGTTGCAGAACCACCAGATGGATGTGAGAAAGTTGCGGTAACTTCCTCGTCAGTCAGAGTCTTCCACTCGACACGTCCACCCTGCTGCTGAAACCTTGCCATCATGGTCTCTGCCTTGAGAGTAGGACGACCTTGGATGATGTGATAGTCACGCGCTGCGAGAGCAGGGTGATAGCCCTCTGCCTGGGCGATGAGCATGAGAGCAGTAGCTTGTTCTACTGTCTTCATCCCAAATAGTTGTGATTTAACGACAGCATTAGCCATCGTCTGTATTTGATCAACGGTGATTAACTGGCTCATTTTCTAATCCTTCACACATAAGATTGGCATATTCAGAAGCAGAATCCTTGATCATCTGTTTGCTTTGATGATGGTAGGGATTCTCTCGTTTGATGATAAATGCGGCCATCGCAAGAGCACGATAGAGATGCCACACATCATCGTCATTGACTTCTTCATTCATTTGATAAGGAACCTTCTAGATCCGGGAACCTCCCGGACAAACTGATCGTACATCTGAGGATAGGCTGCTTGGAATGCCTTGGGATCAAACTTCCTAGATCCCTTGGCTGACTTCCAGGTGACTAACACACTACCATCAACAGCCGTTAGAACGTCCCTGTCGCGCATGAAACGCATCACTGCGAGCTTATGCTGCTCCTCAGCGTCTTCTATGCTCTTACGCTGTTCTGTGAGGCTAGAGAGCCTATCTAGGATAGATTCAAGTTCAGCACTAGCAGTGGCTACAGATGACTCAGACTGTGGAAAGAGCAACCGAGCCTGCTCGATAGTTTCAGGTTCAGGTTCTGTCTTGCTGGCAACGTAGCCCCACCATTTAGCGCACCACTTAACGTGGTCTAGCATCATGTCAGGAGTGACATCTACCGAGATTACTTGCAGCTCCTGGCCTCCCAGCAGGACAGCCAGATAGACCTTGCTGATCCCGTGAACGGTAGCCTCGTGGATACATTGGACACGATCAGCATCCGGCATGATCCCGGACTCATCAAACTTCTTGCGTTGACTGCCGTTGTAGTTCTTGGCTTCAACCAGGAAACTTCCATCAGCAGAGATGAAGTCAAAGTGAGAACGTAGCCAAGGTTCTTTGGGATGAGTCATGGAGTAGTCAGCATCCTTGAGCTCAACCTGCAATCGTTCCTGCACGAGCCTGCCGATCACTGGCTGCATGACATGACCCATCTTGACGTTCTCCTTATCGGAGATGTCTTCAGGAATGATCTTGCCCTGCTTAACGAGGATAGCTTCTGCTGCTCGACCGTTAGCAGCCATCCTGGAGTCACCGGACCACCAAGCAGAGTTACGGATCTCAGGGGTGAAGTCACTCATCATTGATCTCCTCTTTTGGTTCCCAAAAAACAGCGGATTCCCCACACTTTCCCTCACCGGTGTTGACTAGGAACATCCGTTGGTTGAAGGCATAGGAGTACATCTTCCTGCCAGAGACGGGATGGATGTTGAAGAATGCAGCGCACTTGGCGAGCGTGAAGTCCGGGTCCCCATCGCGGGGCAGGAGATGTTTGCAGTGTATGCACAGTTTCATAAGATCACCTATAGATAAGATACGAGAGACACGACTAGAACAGAAAAAAAAAGACTGTCAATAGAGTTGTTGTTGCTTCACCTCCTTGTTGTCAGAAACCTCTTCATTCTTGCCCTTTTTAGGGCGATACAGGACTTCGTACCGGCGACAGGCGCTACACCACCAGCGCTCTCTACCGTCAACAAGTGCACCTTTACTTATAAATCCACCACATTTACAAGTTAACATTTCTACTGTTCCTGATCTGTAGGTAAAGAGAACTGCTGGAAGGTGGACGACACCTAGCCCTCCTAACGGACTAGATGCCTTCAATGCTGGACGGAGCCACGCATACCCGACAGTCGTTCGCTCCAGGGCACTATCTTCGCCACCCTGTCCGGTCTCTCAGAGCTTCCCCACAGTACCAGATATCCCCCATCCCCTGCCGTGTTGACCCCGACGAGATGAGCGGTTGCGTGGACCAAAAAAAAGACTTACTGCTGCACCCTGTGGAACCCCCAACGGCGGGGAAGGTGCATGAGTAAGTCTTCTCTGTCGCGTTCCACGGCAACGGGTAAACCCTAACACAAAAAAAAACCCAGTGCAAGGACTGGGCTGAACGGTCTCACAGACCGAGAGGAGACAACCGAACAAACTAGATCATATCAGGTCTGGCTCACCGATCTCGGCTCGGCGCTTGATCTTAGCAACCTCCACGACAGATCTACGTCCTACCCATCCACCTTCTGACTTATGAAACAGAGTACCGGGGTACTGGCAACGATTCTCTCTGATCATCTTGGCCTGGAAGTCAGGGGTGCAGTCTTCGCAGTAGGAGTGTGCGGGTGCAGGATGGGACATTCTTGCTGCGTCAACCCAGCCTTTGAACTGCTTGGCAGTGTCGAAACACTTGGGTGTTGTCTTGTCGATTGCCATTTCAAACTCCAACCTTGATTGTGCTGATCCAGTCATACGGGGCTGGCTGGGGGAAGAGCTGCTCATACGACACCTTCGCTTTTAGAAAGATTAACTCTTGCATGGTTTTGGTTTTTCCGCCGTAGGATACCCAGTGTCCGGGCTGCAGCAGGTGCGGAACGTACATGGCACGACCCAAATAGAAACAGGGTTGTAATACTTTCTTACGGGATTCTTTACGTTCTGTCATGACAGTTTCTCCAGTGTTTCAGTTACGGATTGGATAGCGATAGCGATAGTGTCAGCCTCTTGTTCGGGCGTGACGGGTTGAATCTTCAACATATAGTAGGCACTGTCCAAGGCACTCAGGGCCTTCTGTAGGGCTGGCTTGCAGTCCTCATGACCTCTAGCCATCCCTGAGTAGAACGAATGCTTTAGCTCGTCTCTGGCGGTCTTGTAGGCCTGGAAGTAAACGGCATGACCAAACTCTAGAGCCTTCTGCTCGACCTCCCGGTTGGGGGTCTTGACTGCTCTCCAGTACTGCATCATTTGATAGTCAGTCATGATTCTTCTCCCTGTTGGGCCATTCAGCCCACATGATTGGTTTTCCATATAAAAACTCTCTATCAAGCGCCGCCGCTATAAACTCTAATGGGGACACTTGAACGGGTTTGACATCGGGGGTAACCATTGGGTCTCTCATAACAGAGGGCCATCCATCCTCGAAATAAACTTCCTTTAATATCCATTCTCCTTTCATGCTTCTCTCCTCATCAATATAATGATCAGGCACATAGCAGATGACAATCCTACTGCGCAGATAAATGGGTCTCCGATCATAGCTGATGCTATACCGAGTGAGAACATAATAACGATCAGGGTTTGTAGCATGATTACTCCAGATATGATGGGGGACTCACAATCCCCCGGAAGGATTAGATAGCGTACTGGGACCTATCGGCTCCGTTGATCCACTTGGGGGTCTTACCCCTTCCGGACCATGTAGCACCACTAGCTGGGTCTCGATACTTAGGGGACACCTTGTTCCCAGGCTTAGGTCCTGACTTAGCCTTGGGAGACTTATCCAGTCCCAGGTCTTTGGCCGTGATCCCGTAGGTGGAGATCATGACACGCACAGTGTCAATTGTTTTCTGTCTCTCTTCCGACTTGACCTGCTCTGCCTGGGCCAGAATCTCGGCTGCTTTTGCTCTCAATTCTTCGTACAACATACACTCTCCGATGTGATGCCCCAAAAGGGGCGATAGAAGCCTCTCAGTGAGGCGAAAAGGGATCGGTTGACCCTACCCTACACGGTAGGGGTCAGAATCGCTTGTAGGCCCGTTTATGCGGGTTCGATTGTGTTGCCGGATTCTCGGGGTTCCCACACGGATACGATGATTCGCTCCCGAGTGTCGCTGTACACAACGATGGGGGATTCCAGCACGATATGGTGTTTGTAGGATTGGTTCATCGTGTGAGGTCTAGCGTATTCCACGGTCCCAACGTATGGTTGGCCGTGATAAACACCGCGCACACGTTCGCCCACGGCGTAGCATCGTTCGTTCGTATTCATTGTCCTTCCTCAGTAGTTATGGGTAAGTTTGCGATTACTCGGGTTTGACCGTCTGACATCACTGCGACAATCCTGAGACCGTCGGGGGTTCTGGATATCTCCCACGCAACGGGGTCACCGTCTAGCAGGAGATCCAACAGTTGATCGACTGTCGGGTTCACAGGTAACCCAGAGGATGGCCGTCTTCGTCGTGCACAGCTACCACCCAATACTTGCCGCGTTTCTCTACCTTGTAGGTCCAATCGTCACGGTCGTACCATGCATCTTCGCTGTTAATCTCAGCGATAAACTTGGCTTGATCTAGGTTTGTGAAGTAGGTCATGATTAACTCCAGATAAGATAAGTGAGTGAGAGGATGTTAGGGGAGATAATCTCCCCCGTCAAGTGTTATTTATGCTGCTAGTGCAATTGGTATCACACGACGCGCAACAGCATCGGCTTTCTTCGCACGAGTACCGTGTGCCAGAAAACCTACGATTACCTTACGATTGGCACGCTGGCACAATTTGCACGAGTAGCACGTCACATCCTCGCGAGTCTGTGCAGGACACACGACGATAGGCCTACCCTGTGGTGTGGTAGTGCGTTCTGGTGTGTCTAGTGGCACGACGACAGCAACAGGTAAGCCGTGTGCAGCAAGAGTGTCAGCGTGTCCAGCATCATCCGCCGATAGGTTTACGGTAAACCCACGTTCAGTAGCGAATCTCGCAAACTTGATAGCGCGCGCACTATGCTTATGAGTGTAGGTAAACCCACGTTTCCCACGATTAGCGTGCACCAGTTTCGATACTGCAGCACCATCGATATCTTCACCAGCACCCGGTAGGTCACCAGCTACATTGAAACGCCACAACGTTTCCGGCTTTAGCTTGCGAATCTTATCCGCTACAGTTTCGAGTGTAGAACCACGCACGCTAACCTTATCCCACACCATCCTAGTATGAAAACCGGCTTCAGCGTAGCAGCTATCACGCTGACCACACGACGGTGGGCAAGTATCACGTTCAGAGTATGTTACCGGTATAGGTCCGGTCTTGACGTCGCTAGACTTAGCGACAAAGTGAATCTTCATAATGCTCTCTCTCTTGATATGATTAAATGCGATACCGGAACAGTGTCCGACACTACCGACTGTTGCCAATCGGTAGTATTTGAAACTGTCTTACCAGCCTAGCAGTGCTGCTGTGTAAAAGTACCAGTTAGCTACCATCAGTGCTGTGAACCCTACACAGATAACCACTACTGCTGTTCCACTTAAATCTCTCATTTTGCTCTCCCTCTGTTAATCCGGTATCGATGTGATCCGGTAGAGAGATAGTCTCACAATATAATCAGTCTGTGTTCTTTTTTTTTCTTTTTTTTTATAGGTACTTTCCCTAATGTATGGATGTACAGTAGTCTACCTGTACAACCTGTACAGGTCCTATATATGTATATAGGTGGTACAGGTTAGTGGTCTATAGATCTACTGCGACACCACCTCTGGGACAACATGGGGTTGGGACCACATCCATAGTTCATACGTTTTGGTCCATTCTTCTTACAC